CAGGCGGTGCCGCTCCAGTAAGACCCGAAATTGGTGCTCGTATCAATATATAATTGACCTGTAAAATCACCATTGGCAGGAAGCGATGTGCCTATAATTGCTGACGAGTTGTCGTCAAGTATGGCAGCTGTTACGGAGTCATCAACTAACGTAAATGCTAAGCCAGTCCAGGCGGTGTTGTTCCAGTAAGACCCTTGATTGGTAGTTGTATCAATATATAATTGACCTATAAACGCACCAGTGGCAGGAAGCGTTGTGCCTATAACTGCTGACGAGTTGTCGTCAAGTTTATCGTCTGTTATTGCGTTATCAGCTATCTCATCAGTGTCAATGGCGCCGGTACCAATTGCGAGATTAACGGCATCCAGCGCAATGCTGCCAGTCGGGAACATCGACGCGATGCCGGTAGCCAATTGCAGAGCGGTCAAACTCTTTGTCGCAGACGCACTGAGATCAGCAACCGCTATTGGGTCTGACTCCTCTAATGAAGCCCCCGGTAACGAGGTCAGCTCGCTAATTTTTAAGTCAGGCATGCCTCAAGCACAAAAAACTTTTTAGCAGTCTAGGTCAGTCGTCTTGAAGCTCGATAGCGTGCCCCGACCCCACGACATCCTCCTGAAGTAGCAAGCCACCTTGATCAAGAAGCAGGAACCCTTCAGAGCGACCAATACGCATACGGATCTGACCGGAGGTTACAAATTCGATGCGCGTACGAATCGGAGCGGTGGGCTCGAAGTTCATAGCTACGCTGGTAGCTATGCAGATTGGGCAGTCCCACCAAATGCTCCTAGTAGGGTCGGTAAAGATATGAAATCTGCCAGCGAAATTTGAACCCTGTTGCAATCTAATTACTAATTCAGTAAAATACTGGGGCAGTTCAATTTGTCCTGAACAATCATCCTCGCAAAGTTGTCTCTCATATTCCCAGAAGCAATCAATAGTTCCTTGCCCAGATATTAGACCCGATGCAAACATTTGTTGAAAATCATCACCTATTCCACTTAGATCTACTGTATTTCGATTAGTAGTGAATTGATAATTTTGAACCCTAGAAACAAATTTATATTGGTTTATGTTACTTGTTTCTATAGTTATTCGTTGAGTTGCACTGGGAGTAATTAATTCCAAAGCGTCTGCTTCTAGACCATTAATAGCATCGGCAAAATTATTATATAGACGCATCCCACCGGCATCGTCTACAGCTACATAGCCGTTCCAATCAGGGAAAGCGTGGCCATCAACAAGTTCTAAATTTGGCGCAGGCCTAGTTGCACTTTGAACGAAAATATCGATACGGTCGCCAGTAATAAACAATCCCTCCGCTCCTAAGACTGAGAACCTACGCCTTGGAACGTTTACATCAGCGGCGTTAAGATCTCCTAGCCAAGGAGCGCCAAGTGCTCCGCGTGCAATCTCAATGCTTCCATTATTGCCGAGATATACCCCTTTAGTCACAAAGTTGCCTCTACAGGAGCGCCAAGGAATTGAAAGGTAATATCAGCAGAGAAGACATCGCCTTGAGCCATAGTCATAGTTGCTGATGTGAGAAGAACTTCTCCACGAATAAACCTCCCATCCGTCGAACCGTCAATCAACCTCAACCTGAGGCTTGTACTTTGCGGAGCTGTCGCTTTTCCTGGGACTGTTGTTGACGAACCTGTGCGACCTTGAACAATGTTTCGAATAAGTTTGCTGCAATCGCCCTGCGCTTGGTTATCCTGCCAATAAAAAAGTGAACAGCTTCCCGCTGTGTTTCTTATGCCATACACAGACGTTGCATCCGTATCTCCTAACGAAGTCGTATCTAGTAAAGCAACGGTCGTGTTAAAAGCCCATTTCTGAACCCGAGCAACGGATGTGCCGGCAATCCAAAAGTCACCATTAGCTCCACTATAATAAGTCATTAGTAAGTCACAGTAACAAGGTCAACGGTTACGGATGAACGACCGATGTAACCCGATTGTAGCTGCGGCGGTTGAGCGTATCTCCACTCCAGATCCGTAGTGTGCACGGTATCGTTGAGAAAACTCTTCGTCGGTCCTTTCCAGCCAGCGTTGAAGATAGCGCCTCTTGCTTCAAATGACTCGAATGTTCCTTTAACTGAGTTGTAGTGATCCAATAGCACCTCCGCTTCTTTGTCTGGAATGTTTTTGTAAATGAGCTGAATAGTAGAAGCAAGACGCTTATTGCCAAAAAGGATCCGTATCTCAGCTCCGCTCATAGCGCGATGGGTGCCATGAGAGTAATCACCAGCTTTGTAGATCCGACCAGTAGGAACCGGGAAACGCGGATAATGGGTCATGTAATCACCTCGAAGCTCGTTTTATCTAAGACATCGTTGACAATTTTAGAGACACCTTTTTGGTCCACTGGAAAATGGCTCGCTACTACCTCTACTAAGGCATCCTCTCCAAGGGTGATCTGCTCAACCAAGTAAACGCCCAGACGCTCAGGGATTGATCCACCTCCTTTAGGGCTTGGTGAATTAGGGATATTGAAAAGCGCTCCATAGAACTTCGAACCTACAACTTTCTTATTGAGGATGGTGAAGGAATGATCAGTAACGCTTGAAGCGTTAGCTAGATAAAAATGACCGTCGTAGGTTCCATCCGGTGGAGGTGATACACACAACAACGTTCCATCCGCTCTGATTACACCTGAATACAAAGCTCTATAAGGGGCAGTGGTGGTGTCGAAGCGTATGTAATCCCCCGGCGCTAGCTTCAAGCCGTCTGGCAACGTCTTAAACGTGACCGTGTGATCCACACGGCGGCGCAGGCTCATCAAATACCGAGCACTCATAAACGCATGCTCACGCTGGGTGCAATACGCCGTCATGTCGTAATCCTCTTGCGGCGGTGGCTGTACTGGAGCGTCGGACCACTTCACCATGATAGTTTCGGACTCTATAAGGGAGTTCTTTATTGAGTTGCGGTACTTCATCACCGCTCTGAACTGCATACGGTCAACTTGAGGGACGAACTCAAGATTGAAGCTGCCCTCAATGATATTGGTATCGTTGAAATACTGAGTGATAGGCACTGCACTGGTAAGAATCTCGCCCTTGTTATCAACTGGTAAGCCTGGGATTAGTGCAAACTTGCCGTTACCTATAACGAAATTACATAGATAGAGGGGAGCGATAGTAGTTAAATAACTTCTGATATTTACAGAATCAGAAATTGCACCGTCAAAACGTAGATTATATTTAGCTAGAAAATGTGCTGTTTTCTTTAATGCATTCTGATCTATAAGCTTTGAACTTATCGCCCCACCTACACCGGAACCGTCGATGTGATTGCTTAGAATATAGTTGACAATATCAGATAAGTTATTAGATGGGCCTGTAGTCTTTTCTATGTAGCGGGAGATGTTCATCCCGTTAGCCAGCCAGACCTGTATTTGACTAAAGCTTTGAACTTGATTTAAAGACCGTAATTTTATGCCCATCGTTGTTAACTGGCTATAAGTAGGAAGGGAGTCGTTATCTCGACTCTCATTTACATAAACAATTGCATGTTCTGGATTGGTGTCACAAGATCTTGTCACTGAAGTCCAACAGGAGAATTCCTTAATCTGGGCTTTACCTTCAAACCTTCTCCCTCCTCCATATAACTCTTCTAAATCAAAGAAATCCTTAATTGGAGCTTTTGAAGCTTGAAATTCGACTGTAAATGTTCCGTAATGAGCGGTGCGTTCTGTGACTGTTTGACGAGGGTTTGAAATATTTAAAACATAGCAATTGGTTGCGTGATTTACATATCTGAAAATATAGGTGTGGTCTAGAGGAACAAGTCTAAACTCGTATTCCCCTTGCTTAGGGTGCTTAACACGAATGTAGTTATATACATCGACAGGGATGTTCCCTCTTACGCAAAATAAGATAGTGCTTAAAGTATCGAAGCCGTTATGTGTTGCATCCTTAGGGTTAGTGTCCTTTCCGCTAGAATCTAGGCCTCTAGGGTTTTTAACATCTTTAACTCCTAAAAGGAAAAACGTACTTCTATACATATATTGACTCTGTGTTCCTGCATTTAGTGAAATCCTGTCGTCCTCGTACTTTCTTAAGAGGTCTGGAGTAGGAACATTTGGGAAATTACAAAGACCATTAGCACGCGCCCAGACCTGGCTCCTAAGTCCTATTTCTGTTACGTCACAAGGACGAGTGTTCTTAACTTGACCTAGATCCGGTTTGGTTAAGCAGTACCACGCCGTGCCTTCGAGCATTCGCGAGTCGGCCTTCCCGTCACCCTCCTGTAAAACGGCTTGTTGAAGTGACCTCCAGCCTATTCCTCCTATTTTTCTATTAGTACCTAAAAATTCAATTACCTCTAGTACATAATCTTGGGTTTTTCCAGGACGCCACACATCGTTTGGTCTGCTTTTTACACGGAGTAACGTTCTATTCATCATAAACACTTCGTCCACTTGTAATGCAGCATCTGCTGCATCCCTTATCCCATTTACTGCTTGATCAATATCGGTTGCTGTTATTTCTGACTTATCCTCAAAACCACACTCACCCTCGAAACCAGATCCATCAATTCTGTATGTGATAGTGTCTCCTATGTTTACATCAATGACAAACTTATATTCACGCCATCCAGGTGTAGCACCCCCACTACTACCGATAACTCCGCACTTGGGACTATAAAAACGTCCTGGCCCACCCATTCCCTCATTTTTGCTGTCGTGGGCCCTTCCAGCAATCTTGCGGCGTT